GATTACAGAATGAATGGAGAGATAGAAGATGAGTAGTTTAGAACAATTACAAAGCGAGAAGGATAAATTACAAACAGAGATTGATGCAATCAATAAGTTAATTGCCCCTGGTAAAAACGATAACATAAAAACATTGATACATACTAGAGAAAAGTTAGCGACAAATAAAAAACTTGTATCATTAGAGATACAGATAGAGCGATGCAACATAGAGATACAAAGGATATTAAAAGAAAATAACGCTATTTAAATAGTTGTTTAATATTCAATAGCTGTTAGTCTATAAGTATGAAATACATTGTAAAAAGTGTGAGCATATTTGACAGCAGTGTTTATGAGTGGGAGTTCGAAGACCTGTTCGAGGCACAAGCTAAGGTGAGAGAGCTTAAAGATGTAGGTTCAAATCACTTTATGATAAAACTATACAGCAAAGTATCAGCAAGTATCTAACACAAAACAATTAAGGAGGCAGATATGCCAAACGATGGTATCGATTTTCGTGACCCTGCAAGTATAAAAAACTGGGCTATTCAATTAGCTAATGCCTGTGGTGGTAGCAAAATTATGTTTGGAAATATAAAAAAACCAAACCCAACAAAAGCTAATGCACTGTTAGAACAGTTCGCAGTAGCATACAATACACAATTAATAGGAGAGGTAAAAGATGACGCAGGAAAAGAAGAAGAATGAAGAAGTAGAAATACTTACAATCAAAGTTATCGTAGACAGAAGTTCAGTAGCAACAGCCAAAGAAAGAGAAAACTTTTTCATTGGGTACATTAATAACATACCTGGTTGTGAAGTTCACTATACAAAGGTAGAGAAAGCAGAGGTGATAAATTTATGACAGACCAAAGTATTATAGTTCTTAATAAACTAAGAGGAATACAATCAGAGATAAACAGAACGCAAGTTATGTTAGAAGAAAAACATAAGACACGCAAAAAGTTTATTGTTGATTGTTTAAACAACGACATAACAGTCAAAGAAATAGCAGGTATTTTAAATATCAGCCTAGCAAGAGTATACAAAATAATGGAGGAAACAAATGGACGATAAAATTAAGAAGGCCTTAACAAAGCCATTCAGTAAAGACGAAGTCAAGGCACCACCTAAAGGTAAGTTTGGTTCTTATGTACCACATCACCTTGTCACTAAGAGACTTAACGATGTTGCTTATGGTGAGTGGAGCCATACATTAAAAGAAATTGTAAGAGATAGTGAAGGCAAAGTAAGAGGAGCTGTTACTACATTTACACTGTTCGGTGTATCACATGACGAAGTCGGTGATGTAGATAGCGTTGATGTAAAGAATAACAATACCGAAGGTGAGTTGCTAAAACTATGTATGTCAGATGCACTAAAGCGTGGAGCGATGCGTCATGGTATCGGCCTCCATCTATGGACAGGTGAAGTTACAGAAGAAGAACACTATGCAAACAAGTCTAGTGATGTAACTGTAGAAAAGTTCCCACAAAAATCAGCGACAGAAGATATAGGACCAGTTCCTACTAAGTTCTTAGACGAGGACCCAAGTGATATGGTGAATAGACTGCGTGACGCACTAGCCTTTCACGAACCTAACGAGGAACTTCGCAAGAAGATAAAACAACTTGCCTGGGATGACTGGAGCAAAACAGAACAGACTGATGTATCAAAGTGGACAGACCAAGACTTTGATGCGTACTTAGACTTGTTTGTACAGTACCAATCAGCTACACCTAAAGCACTAATCGACACAGTCGAGGAAGTATTTGGAGAAATAGTTGACAACAGTGGTAGCGTAAAAGCATGCCCTAAGTGCAACAAGACAGACGACATAACAGATATGCGTGTCAAGAAATCAAATGCACCCGAAGGTAGTGGTATCAAAAACTTACCCGACTTTATGTGTGAAAAGAATGACCCGAAATATAGACCGGCAGCTAATGGATGTGGATGGGGTGGATACATTGGTGGCAAAGGTGACAAGGAAGTACCTAGCACATGGCTCTAGAACAGCCATCGTTTCCACTAGATAAGTTAAAGGCAAAGTTAAAGAAGAAATATCCTAATCATAATTTTGATGTTCCTTCTATGCCCGATACTAAATGCAAAGTTAATGGTAGATGCCCTGGTAACAGGGCTATTTACTATGACAATAGTGGAAACTATTTCTGTGGTGCCATCATAAAGATGATGGATGAAAGAACCATGGAGAAATCAGACAAAGAATGTGGAGCTTATCTAGTTGATTTATCAATGCAGAAAGCAGAGCAGAAGAGGATGAGAAATGTTCAGCCTCTTCGCTAGCATTCTACCCCTATGTCTAATACCCATCCAAGAAACACAAGAAGGCATAAGGGAATACATGCATTGTTTAAACAATGAAACAAAGATAGAAAATGTAATTCAATGGGAGCCTCTAGTTACAGAACACTTCAAAGAAGAAGATGTAGCAGAGGCCTTGTTGATTATATTCTGTGAAAGCAGTGGACGAAGTGAAGCAGTGAATGGCAATACCAATAACACAAGAGACATTGGGTTGTGGCAATTTAATGACTTCACTTGGATTTGGTTGACACCTAAGTTAAATATAACTGGACCAAGAACTGACCCTGTACTTAGTACAGAGGTAGCAAGTTGGTTATATTACAACGATGGTAGTCACCATTGGAACAGTAGCAAAAAATGTTGGAGGACATATGACAAAAGCAAATAAAGATTGGGACATTGAAGGAGAAAAATTCTATGAACAACTTAAACAAGGTGAAGAAATGGAGAACCTATACAAGAAGTTCATGGGTAATGACAACATAGAAGTTAAATCAGAGAGACACATTTGGGAGAAGTCTAAAAACCATTTTGTAGAATATCTGTACAGGCCTGTCAATCAATTAAAGTACGAACCTAGTGGGATAGCAGCTACTAAAGCTGAATGGTGGGCATTGTTTTTAATAGACGACAATGATAAACCCATCATGTGTTACACCATACCAGTATCTGCACTAAGAGAAATAGGTAGGAAATACATTAACACCGATAGAGATGTTGAAGGTGGTGATGGTAACAGAAGTAAAGGAGTACTGGTACCTATAGAAGAGATAGCTCTATATCCTTTTAATCGTTAGCTTATATCCGGTTGTTTAAACAATGACCGGAAAGCTCGGACCTCTGTCGTTTACTAAGAGAGTAAGCACTCCAGGGTGTGACCACAATCCACTTCTCTGTGTGAAATCAATAGACTTATCAAGGGATGGACATTGAAACCAGTGTCTATCTCCTTGGTTCTTAGCACGAAAGTGATGGTAGTGAGCTGTTATAAGTATCTCTGCCTCACCTGTTGGTAGGAAACCAAACATCTGACCCTTCCACCAGGCTTCTATTTTAGCTTCTGCATTCCCACTGCCACTTGTCATATGGCCATGTGTAAATGCAGTCTTCTTACCCTTGATTTCTAGATTTAAATGATAACCTTCCGGTACTATGACCTTTACTTTTTTATATCTTTCTTTATTAGCAGCAAATATTTCATTCATTATTTCTAGGTGCATAGTATCTGAGTTGTCTAATCTATTAGAAAGCACTTGGCCTTTACCACTCCTGGTCATTTCACCATGGTTCCCTGGTACACCAGTCAAAGTAATCTTATCTACATGTGGTAAGAAAGTCTCTACTGTTTTGTATATCATAGCTCTAGCTAGTGAGTATTGCTCTAAAAGATTGAGCGAAACATTGAAGGGCTGACTGTCGTAAAAGAATTTAGAACACCCTTCTGTCAAGTCACCCATTCCTACTAGAAATATTTCATCAATCTTCATCCCCATCTTACGATAGTTCTTTAGTAGCTTGACTGCATCTTGCAACGCTACATCATACCTAGCTATGGTAGCTTCAACTCCGTAATCGTCTTTTCCTAATTGCCAATCTGACATCATAAACAACATAGCTGTATCACCACCGAATAGATTTCGTTTAGTTAGTGCCGGCTTCTTTACTGCTTGTTTAAACAATGCGTCATAATGTTTGTCATGTGTTGCTGATTTCCTGCGTATAGTTCCTTTAAATGCGTGAAAGGTTTCAACGATACCACCTTTAAGCTGTGCATTCCAGGAAGATACTTTTAAGATGCCATCTATTTCGTATATGTTTGGGTCAAATCCCCAGTTCTTTAGGATGTTATCGAAGTCATTCTCATAGTTAGGGTCTGTACCTACATGTACAACTTCACCCTTACCTGTATTAGGGTCTATGTCTATAGAAGGTTGCCATCCTGCTTTGTAAAAGTTATTACCATTCTCTGCAGGTATAGCTGTTTTCTTAGATGATTTTTTCTTAGGCATGTTTCCACCTTTCATATACTACATTTAGTATATAACAGATATTGAATTACCTATGTATTTACTTGGATGCTTTTGTAGGTTTTGGTCCTATTTGTTTTTTAGCAAACTCTTTCACTACTACAAGTGCAGCAGCTCCACCGGATAGGGCAGCGAGTTGTACTGCATTAGCGTCAACACCAACTAAAGGTGCAACTGTTAGTGCAGATATGAATGCTTCAACAAAAGTCCAAACAGTTTTACTAAGAACATCTTTATATTCTTGGCTCATTTTGTAACTCCATGCTTCATTCCAAGGGGTCCACGCTACATCCTTCTTGAATGTCCCATCAGATTTTCTTTTTCTTTTAAATTTTTCAAACATTAGCTTATTACTCTACCTTTAATCTTAGCATTTAATGCTATGACACCACCATTTATCTCTTGTAGTTTTTCCATAACATCCTTAGCTACAATAACATCTGTTAAACTAGCCTCATTTAAATCCTTCTTTAAGAGTTGTTGTATAGTTAGATACTCAATGCTTACCTTCTTACCTTGTAGTAATTCGTTAGCAACTTTTCTATACATAGCTTTGTACGCCTTAACACTTTGGCCAACGAACCCATCTTTACCTAGGTCTAAGTCTTGCTGAGTTTCCCCGACAATGAGACACCCACTGGTATGCTCATCGGTATTCCCGGAGTGTATAAGTATGTAAGTAAATCCTGGAACATCTTGTAGATGCAACATTCCATAGTGTGAGTTGCCATATTTAGCAGAGTATCTTGTGTGAAAACCACCTGTTTTTCTAAACTGTATATCGTATTCGCCTTCGGGTATGCAAGTCTCATGCATTACTTTGACTGCTTGATACTGGTCTTCAAGTGTATAGCACTCAAACTTACCATCTATAAAGAGCAAACCATTCGTTGCATCTTTACCAAACTGTGTTCTTACTACTTGTAATTTCATTACGCCTCCTCGTGTGTTATATAACTACCATACTTGCAGTTACATATAGTTACCCAAGTTCCTTTTTCATTCTGCTTGGGAGTACAGAAACCTTCTTTACTTGCCGCCACAACAGCCGCCACCACAACATTCCATGTTAATCTCCTTGTCTAAAGCTAATAGTTAGTAACCATATAGCTAGTGTAATTAGTGTAGCAAGTCCTGTCACTTGTTGTGCAGAACCAGTGAGTGTTAATGTAGCAATAACTAAACCAACTAAAGTCCAACTAAGGTTAAGTGTTTCCTTAATTATTTTAATTATCCAGTTGCCTACTTGTTTAAACATTGCCTCTCCTAAATACAAAAGCTGCCATAGTAGCTATTCTAGTCAAAATAACTGGCACTACAACTTCTTGTGCTTTTTCCTTTTGGTCATTAGTCATGTCATCTCCTATGTTTGCAATAGTTATATCACCTAAGTTATCAAAATCTACGAAAGTTTCTATTGGGTTTTCCAGGAAGGCCTCGTAAGATATCTCTGTTACAACATCAGCTAAGGTGTAATTCTCTACATCAGTATTTGCTACAGCTCTAGCTACATATTCCTCTACAGCTTCAGCAATAATTTCGTCATCTTTAACAGAGTTAGCAATAATAACTACATCTTCAGTTGCTACCTGTAATACTTCAGCTACAACTTCTACTTGTTCTTCAGTAAGCTCTTCAACATCTGCAATAGCTTCCTCAACAACAGCTTGTACTACCTCTTGTACTTCAACAGATACCTGGTCTAGTT